GTGACGGCCGTCAGCCTGATTCCGATGATAAGATCCAGGAAACCCATATTCGCCCGATCTGGACGGATGATGCAATGTACTCTGTCAAGCGTGAGATCACCAAGGGTACTACCGAGGCTGAAACCGCCAGCAATCTGATCGATGATACCATCCGCGCCCGCAAGGAGTATAAGGGTTCCGGCAATCCGACCCTGTTTACCAGTGAGGATGTTCTGGCCGAGATGCTGCTGTTGAAAGACAAGAACGGCATCCGCATTTACAAGAGTGTGGATGAGCTGGCTACTGCTATGCGCGTTTCCAAGATCGTTACTGTTCCCCAGTTTGACGGCAATCTGACCCGTGAGAACACCGCAAGCAACAAGAAGGATACCTTTACCCTGAAGGCTATCATGGTCAACCTGGTCGACTACACTGTCGGCGCTGATAAGGGCGGCGCTGTCTCCATGTTCGATGACTTTGACATCGACTACAACCAGATGAAGTATCTGATCGAGACCCGCTGCTCCGGCGCGCTGACTGTACCGAAGTCCGCTATCGTCTTCGAGACCAAGGAGACCAGCACGATTGGCGGTTGATCGTAGGTTAGCCTTTACTAACCTAAAAGGAGATTCTCATGGCTAAGTTTTACGGAAACATCGGATACTGTAAGCTGACTGAGACCGCGCCCGGTGTACATACCGAGGAGATTACGGTTCGGCCTTATTATGGCGATTTTATCCGGAATACACGGAGACTCCAGGGGACGGAGCACCTGAACGACGATCTAATCATCAGCAGTCAGCTGAGCATTGTATCTGACCCGTATGCCCGTGAGAATTACTTTGCGATGCGTTATGCCGAATTTAATGGGGCAAAGTGGAAGATCAACGAGGTCGAGGTGCAGTATCCACGACTGATCTTGACGTTGGGAGGTCTTTACAATGGGGACGAGACTTGAGCTCCACCATGATTTGTGTGAGGTTTTGGGCTGCCCGGAAACCGGAAAGGATTGCAGGGTGTATTTTCAGCCTACGGTGAATACCCAGTTGAAGTACCCCTGTATCCTTTACGAGTGTAGTACAGCCGATACCAAATTTGCGGACAATGCCCCGTACCGATGGACAAAACGCTATCAGGTCACTGTGATCGATAAGAACCCGGATACGAAGATTCCGGAACTTATCGCACAGTGGCCGCTTTGTTTGTTTGACCGTTTTTACCCGGCAGACAACCTAAACCACTATGTATTAAACCTTTATTACTAAAGGAGGACAATCAAAATGGCAGCTATTACATGGGATGATACCGGCAAGCGCTTTTACGAAACTGGCGTTGACCACGGTGTTCTGTACCCGTATAACACCACCTCTAGCAAATATACCCCCGGTGTGGCCTGGAATGGCCTGACCTCTGTCTCCGAGAGCCCCTCCGGCGCAGAGGAGACCGCCCTGTACGCCGACAACATCAAGTATGGTTCCATGCGTTCAGCCGAGGACCATGGCGGCACCATCGAGGCTTACACTTATCCTGATGAGTGGAATGAGTGTGACGGCCGTGTGCAGATCGCCAAGGGCGCTTATGCCAGCCAGCAGAGCCGCAAGATGTTTGGCCTGTCTTACCGCACCAAGATCGGCAATGATGTCAGCGATGAAGCTGGCTATAAGCTGCATCTGGTTTATGGTGCCACTGCTTCCCCTTCGGAGATGAGCCATGAGACCATCAATGACAGCCCTGACGCTGCGACTATGAGCTGGGATTACACCACCAACCCGGTTGCCGTTGCCGGCCATAAGCCGACTGCACACATCGTGATCGACAGCCGCACTGCGGAAAAGAGCAAACTGTCTCAGTTGGAGGCCAAGCTGTACGGCGGCGAAAGCGACCAGCCTGAACTGCCGCTTCCTGCCGAGGTTCTGACTCTGCTGGGCGAAGTCGGCGCATAACTACGTTCTTTGAAAGGAGAAAATGACCATGCTTAAGAAAACCATTACCTATACCGATTACGACGGCCTGGAGCGTACCGAGGAATTCCGTTTTAATCTGACCAAGGCTGAACTGATGGACATGGAACTGACTACAGTTGGCACCTTCAGCAAGCTGATGCAGAAGATCATTGACGAGAAAGACATGGTACGCCTGGCCAAATATTTTAAGGAACTGATCCTGAAGAGTTACGGCGTGAAGAGCGATGACGGCAAGCGCTTTATTAAGAGCCCTGAGCTGAGTGAGGCTTTTAGCCAGACGGAAGCTTACAGTGAGCTTTATATGGAGTTGCTTGGCAACAGCGAGTATGCTGTAAAATTCATCCAGCAGGTCATGCCGAAGGATCTGGACCAGAACGAAGTTGTTCCGGCAGGAAATGTAACGGTTTTGCCTAAAGCATAAGGCATAAGGAGAGATAAGGAATGCTTGAGATTACGGTAGCCCCGAGAGAGTATTACGACGAGGCGAATAACCAGTTTATTACGGTACCGGAGCAGAAACTTGTGCTTGAGCATTCCCTTATCTCCCTTTCTAAGTGGGAATCAAAATGGCACAAAGTCTTTTTAAGTGACGAGGCTCATACCAAAGAGCAGCAGATCGATTATATCCGCTGTATGACGGTGAACAAGGCTGTAAACCCTATGGCTTATTACGGGATCACCAATAAACAGCTGGCGGAGATCGATGCATATATCGAGGACCCGATGACAGCCACCTGGTTTGCGGATGAGAAGCGAACAGGAAAGAAAAAAGTTATTACTAACGAAGTGATCTATTCCTGGATGGTGGATTTGGGTATCCCGGTCGAGTTTGAGCGCTGGCATTTAAACCGGCTGATTACTTTGGTACGGGTTTTAAATAATAGCCATGAACCGAAGAAAAAGATGAGCAAAAAAGCTACCTTTGATAGATATGCAGAGCTAAATGCTAAGCGCCGGGCAAAGACCGGTACCAAAGGATGATTCCCTTTTAGAAGGAGAGATAAAAAATGAGACTTGCAGGCGGTATTACCAACGGACGAGTGCGAGTCCGTTACAATTATGCAAGATATGGTTATACCCGTGGCGGAGGAAAGACCTGGCACGGCGGTATTGACCTGGAACTTTTGGATGATAAGGAATATTTCGCCCCTTATTACAAAGACGGCACGAAAGTGAAGTTTAAAGTTACGAGAGCCAGAATTGTGGCTGACAAATCCAATAGGACCTGGGAGTGGGGGTACTATATTTGCCTGGAAGTGCAGAATCCCCCGAAGGGCAGCCGGACGAGGTACATTTACCTGTGCCATAATGCAAAGCTGATTGTTAAGGCCGGAGATATTGTTGAGTCCGGTGATGCGATTGCGGTCATGGGTAATACCGGCAACGCGGAATTGGCTGACCCGCCGTATGAACATGTGCACTTTGAGTGCCGCGAAACTGCACTGGGAACAGGCATTGATCCGACAGAATATTGCGGTTGCCCGAATGCAGTAGGCACCTATGGAGAGGAGAGCAAAATCGTGAGTGATGAGATCATGATCGATGTATCAAAGTACCAGAAAGTTATTGATTGGGCAAAGGTCCCGTATAAGGCATTTATCCGAATTGGTTACCGTGGGTACGGTGACACCGGTAGGTTGGTAACTGACGAATACTTTGAAAAGAATACTGCAGGAGCCCTTGCTAACAATAAGTTGGCAGGGTTCTATTTCTTTAGTCAGGCTTTGAATGCTGTGGAAGGCAAGGCGGAGGCTGAGTATGCTGTGAAAGTGCTGAATGGCCGAGGCAAAGGGCTGCCTATCTTCTTCGATGCCGAATATTCGAGCGATAAGAATCACAATGGCCGTGCTGACCATATCACTAAGTCGGCAAGAACTGCGGCGGCTACGGCTTTCTGTGAGAGGGTTCGTGAGCTTGGCTATCTGCCGGGAGTTTATACTTTTACGAACTTCGCCTATTCAAACATTGACTACACAAGCCTTGTGAACGGCAACGGATACATTGGATGGCTGGCCGATACGCGATCTAACTACGATACGATGCTGCCGCGCCATCTCCATCAGTATGCGCAGGGTACAGTGGCCGGTATTACGAGCGGAGTCGTAGACCTTGACCGAGTTATTAAGGCCTGGTCCACAGACGTTACCCCTTCGGAACCTGCCAAGCCTGCTGCTAAAACAATGCAGAAGATCACGATTGGACCCGTAAGCAACGGTGATGCCATGAAATTTTACAATCTGGCAAAAGAGCTGAAGCTGACAGACATGGGGCTGTACAAGGCCGAGTACGTGTAAGGAGAATCAAAATGGCCATTGTTTTTAAGCATAAAGGTGACTTTAAAAAGACAAAGCGGTTTTTAAAGCGGATGTCTGAAGAGGAATACCTGAAATGCCTGGATAAGTATGGCCGGAAAGGGGTAGAGGCATTGGCCCTGGCTACCCCGAGAGACAGCGGCAAAACTGCTGAGAGTTGGGACTACCGGATCAACCGGGATAAAGACGGTGTAAAGATCACCTGGACCAACAGTAATGTGAATAAAGGCGTGAATATTGCAATCATCCTGCAATACGGTCACGGAACAAGGAATGGCGGATATGTTCAGGGTAGGGATTACATCAACCCGGCTATCCGCCCTATTTTTGACCAAATGGCAGCTGAGGTTTGGGGAGAGGTGACAAAGGAATGAGTTCGTCTATTGACCAGCGCATTGTAGAAATGCAGTTTGACAATGCACAGTTTGAGAAGGGCATTTCGACCTCTTTGAAAAGCCTTGACAACCTGGAAAAAGGACTGAAGCTGGACGGAGCCAGCAAAGGATTGCAGAGTGTTGCGAATGCTGCAAACTCTATGAACTTTGATGGCTTGCAGAGCGGCATTTATGCTGTGCAGCAGAAGTTCAGTGCCTTGGAAGTGATTGGCATTACCGCATTACAGCGCATTACGAACCAGGCTATTTCTGCCGGTGAGGCCCTTGTGAACTCTCTTTCGATGGACCAGATCTCGGCCGGTTGGAGTAAATACGGTGCTAAGACCAAAGCAACCCAAACACTGGTTGCCCAGGGAAATGCCCTGGAAGACGTGAATAAGCAGATGGAGCAGCTGAACTGGTTCACCGATGAAACCAGCTACAACTTTACCGATATGCAGGAGAATATTGCTAAATTCACCGCTACCGGCAAAGGACTGGAAGAATCCGTTACTGCCATGGAGGGTATTGCCCTTTGGGCTGCGGCATCGGGCCAGAATGCCACTACTGCAAGCCGTGCGATGTACCAGCTGAGCCAGGCAATGGGC